ATGCGATTTCCCTTCTCCCTGCCGTGGCTGCGCCCGGCGGACGGCAGAGCCGTGCCTGAAAACCGGAAAATGGCTGATGGCTTCATGGCGGTGGCAGTGCAGGGCGGACAGGCTTTCTGGTCCGGCCGGTCTTATGCCGCGCTGTCCCGCGAAGGCTTTATGAAGAACCCGGTCGCCCACCGCGCGGCGCGCATGGTTGCGGAAGCGTCTGCCGCCGTCAGCTGGCTGCTTTATGATGGCGACGACGAACTGGCCGACCATCCGCTGCTGGCATTGCTTGCAAAGCCGAGCGGCCATATGAGCGGCCCTGATTTTTTCGAGGCGCTTTACGGTCATCTGCTGCTTGCCGGGAACGCCTATGTCGAGCCGCTCGTTATCGGCAGGCGGTTGCGCGAACTGCATCTGCTGCGGCCCGACCGGGTCAGCATCGTCGAGGGGGCGGATGGCTGGCCTGTCGCTTACGAGTACAGGGCCGAGGGACGCACGACCCGGCGTATCGCGGCCGAGCGCGATGGGCTGGGGCTGCTGCATCTCAAGCTGTTTCACCCGCTGGATGACCGGACCGGGTTTGCGCCGCTTGCATCCGCGGGCGCCGCACTCGATCTGCACAATGCCGCAAGCCAGTGGAACAAGCGCCTGCTCGACAACTCCGCTCGGCCCTCGGGTGCGCTGGTCTACCAGCCGAAGGAGGGCGGCAATCTTTCGACGGAGCAATATGAGCGGCTGAAGCGGGAGCTGGAGGAGGGTTATCAGGGCGCGATGAATGCCGGCCGGCCGTTGCTTCTCGAAGGCGGGCTGGATTGGAAGGCCATGGGCCTTTCGCCGCGCGACATGGATTTTCTGGAGGCACGCAACGGTGCTGCGCGCGATATCGCGCTCTCGCTCGGCGTGCCGCCCATGCTGATCGGCATCCCCGGCGACAACACCTACGCCAACTATCAGGAGGCAAACCGCGCCTTCTACCGCTTGACCGTGTTGCCGCTGGTGAACCGCACGGCGGCAAGGCTATGCGGCTGGCTCGCTCCGGTCTTCGGGGCGGGGCTGCGGCTCGAACCGGATCTCGACAAAATTGCCGGACTGGCGGGCGAGCGGGACGCGCTCTGGTCCCGCATCGGAGCCGCATCTTTCCTCAGTGACGAGGAAAAACGCGAAGCGGTCGGCTACTGAAGAGGCAGGACGCGCTCGCGGAGCGCTTGGCGTCCGCCTTAAAGCGATCTCTGAAGTCGCGGATTCTCTTTCTGAGGTTCTCCGCCCAAGCGATTCCGAAGATTCGAAAATGTCCCGTCGCAGGCGCGCAAACGCCACCTGCGGGCGTCGCCATGCGTGCGCCCGATTTCAACATCCTAGAACGGAATGATTACCCATGTCTGAATTCGCCAACGAGGCCGGCATCTGGGCCGCCCGCATTACCGGCGCCGTCGCGGGTGCCGGCGTATCGCTTGTTTACCTGCTGCCGAAAAGCAGGCGGGAAGCCGCGAGCCGTTTCATTACCGGCGTTTCCTGCGGCATGATCTTCGGCGGGCCGATCGGCCTGTGGATCGTGCAGCAACTCGACATCGCTGGTGCCCTTTCGGGGCGGGAAATCATGGTGGCGGGCTCGGCGGCCGCCAGCATGGGCGCGTGGTGGGGGCTTGGCGTCCTGGTGCGTATTGCCGAACGCTACAGCACCCGTCCGCGCGCCTGACATCAGCGTCCACATCGCAGGAGTTTCCCATGCACGTCTATCGCGGGCCACGCCCCGCCACGCGCAAATTCGCCAGTCTGGAGCTGCGCGGCATCACCAGTGACGGCACCTTTTCCGGTTACGCCAGCGTCTTCGGGGAGGTCGATCTCGGTCAGGACATGATCGAGCGCGGCGCTTTCCGCCGATCCATCGAGGAGCGGGGCGCTGGCGGTATCCGCATGCTTTACCAGCATGATCCGGCCGAGCCCATCGGCGCCTGGCGTACCATCCGCGAGGATGAGCGCGGACTTTATGTCGAGGGCATGCTGGCGCCCGGTGTTGCCCGTGCCCGCGAGGTGCATTCGCTGATGAAGGCCGGCGCGCTGGACGGGCTGTCGATCGGCTTCCGCACAGTCCGTTCCAGTAAAGAGGCGCGCGCTGGCAAGGCGACCAAAGCCGGTGTCCGGCGCATTCTGGAAGCCGATCTCTGGGAAATCTCGGTCGTTACTTTTCCGATGCTGCCGTCTGCGCGCGTCTCCGACGTCAAGCACGCCCGCTTCTTCCGCGACCGTGAGACCGAACTGGTGCGCACCATGCGTCGCGCCGCCCGCTCGCTGTTCGACACAAGCTTCAAACGCTGAACCCTCAGGCACCAACCAACAAGGAAACGACATGACAGACCAGACGACGAAACCGGCTCCGATGACCGTCGCGCCGCAGGTGAAGGCTGTGCCCGATACGGTGACCGCGGCATTCGACGACTTCATGGAGGCCTTCGAGGCGTTCCGGGAAACCAACGACCAGCGGCTTGCCGATATCGAGCGCAAGATGGGCGCCGATGTCGTCACCCGTGATAAGCTCGACCGCATCGACAAGGCGCTCGACGATAACCGCAGGATCATGGACGATCTGGCGCTCAAGAAGGCACGCCCCGCGCTTGGACGCAAGGACGTCTTGTCTCACGATGCCGAAGAGCATAAGGCGGCCTTCGAAGCCTATATCAGGCGCGGGGAAGACGGGGGACTGCGCGATCTCGAGGCCAAGGCCTTTTCCGGTTCGGCGGGAGCTGATGGCGGTTTCCTGTTGCCGACTGAAACGGATGGCGAGATCGGCCGGCGCATGACGGCGATTTCGCCGATCCGGGCGCTGGCAACCGTCCGGCAGGTTTCCACCGCCGTTCTGAAAAAACCTTTCTCCGCCAGCGGCCTGGCCAGCGGTTGGGTCGCGGAAACCGCGGTTCGCCCCGAAACGACGACGCCGAAGCTTTCAGAGCTGACGTTCCCGACCATGGAACTTTACGCCATGCCCGCCGCCACCCAGGCCCTGCTGGACGATGCTGCGGTTGATATCGAGACCTGGATCGCCTCGGAAGTCGATATAGCCTTCGCCGAGCAGGAGGCCTCCGCCTTCATCGCCGGCGATGGCGTCAACAAGCCGAAGGGTTTTCTCTCCTACACGGCCGTTGCCAATGACAGCTGGAGCTGGGGCAATATCGGCTATGTCGCGACCGGCGTTTCCGCCGGCTTTGCGTCGGGAGGACCGATGGATGTGCTCCTCGACGCGGTTTACGGGCTGAAGGCGGGGCACCGCCAGAACGGAAACTTCCTGATGAACCGCAAAACCCAGTCCGCACTGCGCCGCTTCAAGGACACGACAGGCGCCTATCTCTGGCATCCGCCAGCCGCAGCCGGCCAGCCCGCCTCGCTGATGGGCTTTCCGGTCACCGAAGCGGAAGACATGCCGAACGTGGCGGCCAACAGCTTTGCCATCGCCTTCGGTGATTTCCGCGCAGGTTATCTCGTGGTCGACCGCACCGGCGTCCGCATCCTGCGTGACCCCTATTCGGCCAAGCCCTACGTGCTGTTTTACACCACCAAGCGCGTGGGCGGCGGCGTGCAGAATTTCGAGGCGATCAAGCTGGTGAAATTCGGCGTGAACTGAGCCTCGACGGTGCCGCTCGTTTCTTCTCCCCGTGAGGAGAAAATGGCCCGAAGGGCCGGATAAGGGGACAAGCTCTCAGTCTATCACTGCCCTTGCCCCCTCAACCCGCTGGCGCGACCTTCTCCCCCTTGGGGAGAAGGCGAAAGACGCACCCGCTCGCCCTCTTCATCGGAGACGCCATGACCTATGCCCTCATTCATCCGCCGCAGGCGGAGCCGCTGACGCTTGCCGAAGTTAAGGCGCATCTGCGCCTCGACAGCGGCGAAGAAGATGTGCTGCTTGCCGCGCTGATCCGCACCGCGCGCGAGCATCTGGAGCGGACCACCGGCCTTTGCCTCCTCGCCCAGACATGGCGGCTTTATCTCGATGGCTGGCCGCAAACGGGTGTGATTCTGCTTGGCAAGACACCGGTGCAAACCATCGAAACGATTCTGGTTTTCGATGGCGCGGGCCAGGCAGAGAACCTGCGTGGCGTCGAGAGATTGCTCGATGGCGCGGCACGTCCGGCACGGCTTTGGCTGCGCGATCCGCCGTCCCCCGGGCGGGTGATGAACGGCATCGAGATCGATTTCATCGCCGGTTACGGCGAGGCGGGGACGGATGTGCCCGACACGCTGAAGCGCGCCATGCTCTCGCATGTTGCACAGATGTTTGCCTTTCGCGGCGCTGTCACGCCGGAAAATCAGCCTGCGGCGGTACCTGCCGGTTACGAGCGGCTGGTGGCCCCCTTCTGCCGCCTGGGACTTTGAGCCATGAACCTCGTTTTTCTCGACCCCGGCAGGCTGACGGCACGGCTGGAACTGGACGGGCGGACCGAAACGCCGGACGGGCAGGGTGGTGCTGCGGAAAGCTGGAATTTCCTCCTGTCGGTCTGGGCCGCAATCGAACCGGTGTCGGAGACATCGCATGAGCGGGCGTCGGCCGAAGGCGTGACGATCACCCACCGCGTGTGGCTGGTGTATCGTGAAGACATTGCGGCCGGTATGCGTTTTCGCAAGGGCCGTCGCATTCTCGCCATCCGCGCTGTGATGGACCCGGACGAAACGCGCCGCTTCATCGTCTGCCGCTGCGAAGAGGAAAACCGATGACCGCCGCAAACCCGCTTCTGAGGGCCATCGTCAAGAAGCTCGCCGGCGATGTCGCGCTGACGACCCTCATCCCCGGGGGCATTGTCGACCGGCTTCTGCCGCGTGGAAATCTGCCTTGCATTGTCTTCGACGAACTCGACACCCGCGATTATTCGACCGCGACGGAGAAAGCCGAGGAGCATTTCCTGACGCTTCACATCTGGGGCGATGCCAACGGCCGCAGGGCGTCGGGTGAGATCGCTGCCAGGCTGAAAACCTTGCTGGATGACGCCGCGCTGCCGCTCGTCGGCTTCTCGCTCGTCAATCTCCGGCTGCTGTCCAGCCGCTCGCGCCGGGAGCCGAAGTCACGGAACTTCGTCCTCGAAATGCGCTTCAGGGCGGTAACGGAGTGAGCCGCTTTCAAGCCTTTTGTGCCGCCACGGTTTTCCAAAGCAGGATCAGCAGCAGCAGGGAACAGATGATCAGGATGGAAGCGATGCCGAGCATTACGGCCACACCGCCGCGGTCCAGCGCCATGGTGAAGATGACAGGCGCAAAGGCGATGGCGAGATTTTGCGGGAGCGAGATCCGCGCAGCCTGAAGTCCGTATTGCTGCGGAGAGAACACCGCAAGCGGCAGTACGGCGCGGCTGACCGTGAGCACACCCGCGCCGAAACCGAACAGGCAGATGAAGCCGGCAAAGGCGGGTATGGCCGGAGAAAAGACGAGCAGGACCAGGAAGGATATCAGGAGAAGACAGAGCCCGATCAAACAGGTGATGAAGGGATTGCCACGTTTTCCCAGCAGAAAATCGAGCCCGCGCGCAGTAATCGCCAGCACGCTGCGCACCGAGGCCAGCTGGATCGCCAGCGCTTGCGATGCGCCCGAATGCACCAGAAGCAAAGGCAGAAGCGGCGAGAAGCCGAAGGCGGTGAAGGAGCTGAGCGTGATCATCGCCGCCAGAAGCAGGAAGGCGCGCCGCGTATCGACAGGCGAGGCCGGGATTTCGCCAGGATGGAGGCTCTGGCCCGGAGCCGCGCCCTGTCTTTGCGGAAGAACGAAGATGTAAAGCGGTAGCAGCAGGAACAGCTGAAGACAGCCGTAAAAAATCAGCGTGCCCCGCCAGCCGAGATGCTGGTCCGCGAATGCTGTCACGGGCAGGAACACGGCCGCCGAAAGGCCGGTAAAGACCATCAGCAGCGTCAGGGATCGGCTGCTCTCTGCGCCGACGCGCTCCACCACGGCGGTGTGTGCCGCCGTCGTCAGCCCGCAGGTGCCGGCAAGGCCCATCACCGCCCAGCCCAGCAGATAGCTGGTGACGCCGCCTGAAAAAGCAAGCAGCGCAAAGCCGCAGGCAAAAAGAAGCGTGCCGCTGATCAGCACGGGCGCGGCACCATGGCGCACGAGCATCCGCCCGAGCAGCGGCCCGCAAAGCGCGCTGATGGTCATCATGACTGTCAGTCCGGCAAAGACGACTTCGTTGGGAATGGCGAGTTCGCGTCCTATTCGCGGGCCGAGAATGGCCAGCATGTCGAAGCCGGAACCCCAGCTGACGACCTGCCCGAGCGCCAGCACGCCGATAAGGCGTGTGCGGAACGTCATGGAGGCAACATCGGACATGGCAGGACCGCACAATGCAAGGGCAAGGAACATTCTTGGTGGCAGGCCCGCAATACCCTGCAACCGCAATCGAAACGGAAGGAAAAAGCATGGTGGCGCAGAAGGGCAAGGATTTTCTGCTGAAATTCAGCAATGCCGGAACATATGTCACTGTTGCCGGGCTGAGAACCCAGCGGCTGGCCTTTAACGCCCAGGCGGTGGACATAACCGATGGGGAAAGCGCCGGGCGCTGGCGCGAGTTGCTGGCGGGTGCCGGGGTGCAGAGAGCTGCGCTGACAGCGTCGGGCATCTTCAAGGATGCGGCGAGCGATGCGCTGGTTCGGGGCGCCTTTTTTACGGGCGCCATTCCCGGCTGGCAGATCCTCATTCCCGATTTCGGCACGATTACCGGGGCGTTCCAGATCGTCGCGCTCGAATATTCCGGGCGTCACGATGGCGAAGTGCAATTCGAGATCGCGCTGGAATCGGCGGGTCTTTTGACATTTGGAGCAGTGTGATGGCTGAGCGTTTGCGTTACGGGCGGGCAAACCGCCACCGCGGCGAGATCGAAGCGCTGATCGACGGCGAAAGGCGCATTTTATGCCTGACGCTCGGGGCGCTTGCCGAGCTTGAAACCGCCTTTGAGGCCGACGACCTGACCGCGCTCGCGCAGCGTTTCGCAAGCGGGCGCATGAAGGCGGCGGATATGATCAGGGTGATCGGCGCAGGCCTTCGTGGTGCAGGCAATGTCTTCTCGGATGAGGACGTCGCCGCCGCCACCGTGGAAGGCGGCGTTTCCGGCCATGCCGCGATCGTCGCCGATCTCCTGACAGCCACATTCGCATACCCGAAAGGTCACCCGTCACCGGACCCTTGATAGCCGCAGCAGGCGAGGCGACACCGCCGCCCTTCCCATGGCAGGCCGTGCTTCATACGGGCTTCCACCTGCTGCGGCTTTCCTCCGAAACCTTTTGGCGCATGACGCCGAGGGAGTTCTTCGCGATGACCGGGGGAAACATGACCCAACGCTGCCCGGACCGCCCGACAATGGAGGCATTGATGCGGCAGTTTCCGGATGGGTGACGGCCCCAGGGCATCTTTCCGGCCGGGTTTTGAAGAACTGAAATAACGGATTTTTGAAAGATGTTTCAGCACCCTGGATTCGTCAGTTGAATCAGAAAGGCAAGCGTCATGACAGGAGAAAGATCGATTGCCGAGAACCGCGACGAGGCCGAGGCTTTGTCTGAGGTCATGGGCGATCTCGAACGGCGGTCCGAGCGGTTCGGGGCGGCCCTGACGACGGCCCTTCAGGCGGCAACGACGGGCGGCAAGGGGCTGGATGATGTGCTGCGCGGCCTTGGCCAGAGGCTTTCCGGAATGGCGCTTTCAGCCGGGCTGAAGCCACTGGAAAGCATGATCGGCAACGCCGTGAGCGGACTGCTGAACGGCGGCGGTTCGTTGTTTGCCTTTGCCGGCGGGGGCGCGCCGGGGCGCAGTATCACGCCCTTTGCCGAGGGTGGCGTGGTCTCCAGTCCTGCGTTCTTTCCGATGGGCGGCGGGCTTGGCCTGATGGGCGAGGCGGGGGCGGAAGCAATCCTGCCGCTGAAGCGTGGCTCCGATGGCGCGCTTGGTGTCGCCGCGCCCGCAGGCGGCGGCGGCGGCGCGCAGATCGTCTTCAACGTTACCGCGACGGATGCGGCAAGCTTCCGCAAAAGCGAAGGCCAGATCGCCGCGATGCTGGCGCGCAGCGTCGGACGGGGCCAGCGCGGCCTGTGAGCCGAGCTTCAGCCCATGCCTTCGGCAGCGCCTGATTTCGCACACGATCAAAAAGAATCCAGGATCAATCACATGGCGGCATTTCATGAAGTGCGGTTTCCGCTGCGGCTTGCGCTCGGTGTGAGCGGTGGGCCGGTGCGGCGGACGGATATCGTCAACCTCTCGAACGGCAGGGAGAACCGTAACCAGCGCTGGAGAAACGCACGGCGCTCCTATGACGCGGGCTCGGGCATTCGCTCCGTCGCCGATCTCTACGACGTCCTCGCCTTCTTCGAGGCACGGCGTGGCGAGCTTTACGGTTTTCGCTTCCGCGATCCCGTCGATTTCAAATCCTGCCCGCCCGGCCACAAACCTGCTGCAACCGACCAGATAATCGGGACAGGCGATGGGGCGACGGCCGGATTTCAGCTGCTGAAGACCTATGCCGATGCGGGCGGTTCCTTCACCCGCAGGATTGAAAAACCGGCAGAAGGTTCCGTGACCGTTTCTGTCGATGGGGTAAAGGCTGGCTCTGACGATGCCGATGTCGACTACACGACGGGTATCGTAACATTTCGGGCGGGGCGGTTGCCGCGCCCCGGCGCAATCATTCGCGCCGGTTTCGAATTCGACGTTCCAGTCCGTTTCGCGATCGATCGCATCGAGGTGAACCTCACCGCTTTCGAGGCAGGTCGCATCCCCTCGATCCCCCTCTTGGAAATCTTGCCATGAAAACCATTCCCGCAGTCCTCGCCGGGCATCTCGGCGCCGATGCGACAACCATTTGCCATTGCTGGAAGGTGACATTGAGAGACGGCGCAGTGATCGGCTTCACCGACCATGACGAGCCGGTCTCCTTTGGCGGCACGGTCTACCTGGCTGCCAGTGGCTTTTCGGCGAGCGACAGCGACAGCGAAACCGGGCTTGGCGCAAGCGCCGGCGAAGTGGCGGGAGGCTTTTCGAGCGACGCCATTGCGCAGGACGATCTCGCCGCCGGCCGCTTCGATGGCGCGACGGTGGAGCTTTTCCTCGTCAACTGGCAGGCGTCGGACCAGCACGTGCTGCTTCATGCGCGCGAGATCGGCGAGGTGACGCGGGCGGGTGGGTCGTTTCGCGCGGAGCTTCGCAGCATCGCCCATCGCCTCGGCCAGCCGCAGGGCAGGGTCTATGGTCGCCGCTGCGATGCCGCATTGGGAGACAGGCGTTGCCGCGTTGATCTCTCCCGTTTCACCGGCCACGGCAGCGTGGCGGCGGTGCAAACCTCGGGCGCGCTTCTGGCGTCCGGCCTCGACGCCTTTGCGGACGGTTTCTTTGCGCGGGGAAAGCTGCATTTCGCAAGCGGCAGGCTCGCCGGCAAAGCCTTCGATATCGAAGGCCATGAGCGACGCACCGGCGGTGCGCTCCTCTCTTTCTGGCTGGTGCCGGAAACGCTTCCTTTGCCGGGGGATACGTTTTCGATCATCGCAGGCTGCGACAAGAGTTTTGCCGCGTGCCGGGCGAAATTTGCCAATCAACTGAATTTTCGCGGTTTTCCGCACATGCCGGGTGCCGATTTCGCCTATTCCTATGCAAGCGGCGGCCAAATCCATGATGGTGGAGCGCTGATTCCATGAGCGACACAGCCGAGAAAGTGCTGGCGCTGGCCGAAAGCTGGATCGGTACGCCTTACAGGCATCAGGCGTCCCTGAAGGGTGTCGGCTGCGATTGCCTCGGCCTCATCCGCGGCCTCTGGCGCGAGCTCTATGGCGAAGAGCCCGAGTCGCCGCCGCCCTATGCGCCTGACTGGGCCGAACGCGGCGGCGAGGATCGGCTGATGGCGGCGGCGACGCGCCATTTTGGCGCGGTTTCCAGCCTGGACGAGGCAAGGCCCGGGGATGTGCTGCTGTTTCGCTGGCGGGCGGATGCCGCGGCCAAACATCTGGGCATTCTCGCCGCCCCGGATCATTTCATCCACGCCTACGAACAGGCGGCGGTGGCGCGCTCGGCGCTGGTGCCGGGCTGGCGACGGCGCATCGCCGGCGTTTTCCGTTTCCCCGATTCCTGATTTCGTGAGGCAGGCATGGCGACGATCGTTTTTCAGGCAGCGGGTGCTGCCCTCGGCGGCGTTTTTGGTCCGCTCGGTGCGGTGATTGGCCGTGCGGCCGGGGCGCTCGCCGGCAATGCGGTCGATCGCGCCCTTCTCTCGAACGGCAGGACGGTGACAGGCCCGCGCCTTTCGACGGCGCGCCTTCCCGGCGCGGATGAGGGTGCCGCAGTCAACCGGCTCTACGGCACGGCGCGGATCGGCGGCACGCTGATCTGGGCCACGCGTTTCGAGGAGCAGACGGAGGTTCAAAGGCGCGGCGGCAAGGCGGGCCGCGGCCCGAAAACGGAAACATTCCGCTACTTCGCCAATGTCGCCATCGGTCTTTGCGAAGGCGAAGCGGCAATGGTGCGGCGCGTATGGGCCGATGGTCGGGAACTCGATCTCAGCGCTGTCGAGATGCGTTTCTACCCCGGCAGCGAGACGCAATTGCCCGATCCGCTCATCGAGGCGAAGCAGGGCGCGGGCAACACGCCCGCTTTTCGCGGGCTGGCTTATGTGGTGTTTGAGCGCCTGCCGCTCGACGCCTACGGCAATCGCATTCCGCTGATGCAGTTCGAGGTGGTGCGGCCGGTCGGCAAGCTCGAAAAATCCGTCCGCGCCATCACGGTCATTCCCGGTGCAACGGAGCACGGCTACGCCACGGCGCAGGTCAGCGAGCGCACGGGCGTCGGCCAGAGCCGCATCATGAACCGCAATGGTTTGACCGCAGCGACCGACTGGCAGGCGGCGATCGATGAATTGCAGGCGCTCTGCCCCAATCTCGAAAGCGTGGCGCTGGTAGTCAGCTGGTTTGGCACGGATATGCGTGCGGGCGATTGCCGCATTCTGCCCGGCGTGGAGGTATCCGCACGCGACGGGGAAACGAGCCCATGGTCCGTCGCCGGCGTTTCGCGCGGGGAGGCGCACGTCATCAGCCGCCACGCCGGTGGTCCGGCCTATGGCGGCACCCCGAATGACGAAAGCGTGCTGCAGGCGATCGCCGATCTCAAGGCCCGTGGGCTGCGCGTGTGCCTTTACCCCTTCGTGATGATGGATGTGCCGGCGGGCAACGGATTGCCCGATCCCTACGGCAGGCCTGAACAGGATCCCTACGCCTGGCGCGGGCGCATCACCTGCTTTCCCGCACCGGGACGGCCCGGCTCGCCGGATGGCAGCGCAGCGGCCCGGGCGACGATTACCGCCTTCTGCAATCGCAGCGACGGATATCGCCGCATGATCATGCATTGTGCGGCGCTTGTCGCCCGCGCGGGCGGGGTGGACGCCTTCCTCATCGGCTCGGAGTTGCGCGGACTGACATCGCTTCGGGATGAAAACAACGCCTTTCCCTTCGTCGAGGAACTGGTGCGGCTCGCCGCTGATGCGAGGGCCGTGATGGGCCCAAAGGTGAAGCTCACCTACGCGGCGGACTGGAGCGAATATTTCGGCCACCAGCCGGCGGATGGCTCGGGCGACGTCTTTTTTCATCTCGATGCACTCTGGGCGAGCCCGGATATCGACGCCATCGGCATCGACAATTACATGCCGCTCTCCGACTGGCGTGATGAGGATGCTGCAAGCGGCAATCCCGATGGCATGACCGGCCCGGACGACGCCGCCGCATTCCGGCGCGCCATCACGGCCGGCGAGGGTTATGACTGGTATTATGCCAGCGACGCCGATCGTGCTGCCCGCAGGCGGACGCCGATTTCCGACGGGCTTAGGGGCAAGGCATGGGTATATCGATACAAGGACATCGGCAGCTGGTGGCGGAGCCGCCATTTCGACCGGGTGAAGGGTATCGAAAGGCCGACGCCCACGGCATGGGTCCCGGGCTCGAAGCCCATTTGGTTTACCGAGCTCGGTTGCCCGGCAGTGGACAAGAGCGCGACGCGCCCCAATGTCTTTCCTGATCCCAAATCGGCGGAAAACGCTTTTCCCCATTTCTCCCGTAAAAACCGTGCCGACAGCCAGCAGCGGCGGTTTCTGGAAGCCCATCTCGATCACTGGCAAGTGGCCGGCGGGACCATGGTCGACCCCCGCCGCATCTATCTGTGGACCTGGGATGCACGACCGTTTCCGGCCTTTCCGCAAAACGGCGCGGCCTGGAGCGATGGGGCAAACTGGCGCACCGGCCACTGGCTGAACGGAAGGTTGGGGACGGCGACGCTGGCCGATACCATCGCCGCGATCCTCACCGATCACGGCTTTTCCGCCTTCGACGTTACCGCCGTCACCGGAGATCTCACCGGGTACGTGCAGGGCGACGTGACCTCCGCCCGCAACCTGCTTGAGCCTTTGATGGCAGCGTTTCAGGTGGATGCGGCGGAAGATGGCGCCTTCCTCCGCTTTCGCTCGCGCAACTCGGCAGTCATGCCCGTGCGGGACATTGCCGTTCTCGCGGATGGCGAGGACGAGCCGCTCTGGTCGGAAAACCGCGGTCACGACAGCGATTTTGCCGCCGAGGTGGTGCTGACCTCATTCAATCCCACGCTCAATTATGAACAGGCTAGTGTTCGGTCTCGCCGCATCGACAATGCCGGCAGCCGGGTGATGCGGCTCGATCTCGCTGCCGCCCTGCCTGCGGAAACCGCGCAGGCGGCAGCAGAAGCCCTGCTGCGAGACAACAGACAGGCGCGCCGCAGCCTGCGTTTTGCCGTGCCGCCCACGGAGATCGGCCTTGAACCGGGCGATTGCATCCGCCTGCCGGGCGGTGCATTTCCACAAGCGCCTGCCGGGCGCTTTCTCGTCAGCCGCATCGAGGACGGCGCGGTGAGGCAGGTGGAGGCGCGGGCGTTTTCTCCCGCCTTTTCGGTCTTCAGCGGCGGCCCGGAGGAGGAGCGGGGCGGCAATGCGTCGAGCGGCGCGCAAGGTTTCGCGCCGGAAGTGTTGTTCCTCGATCTACCCTATCATGACGGCAGTCTGCCGGAAGATTCAGCGAGGATCGCGGCATTCGCAAAGCCGTGGCGCCCCATCATCGTCTCGGCTTCGCCGGCGACTGAAGGCTATCGGCAGCGCGTCCTGCTTTCGCGACCGGCGACGATCGGCACCCTGTCACAGCCCTTGGCGAGCGGTCCCTCCGGCCGCTTCGACCGGCAGAACAGCATCATCGTGGATTTGTCCTCTGGTGAACTTGCCTCCGTGCCGGAGCTTTCGGTTCTGAACGGCGAGAACCGCCTTGTCATTCGTGCCGCCAATGGCGTGTGGGAAATCGTCGCCTTCGCGCGCGCCGAGGAAATCGCGCCATCGCGTTGGCGGCTCTCCTCGCTGCTGCGTGGGCTCGGTGGCACGGAAGACGCTCTGGTCACCGGGGCTCCAAAAGGCGCGCCGGTGGTGGTTCTGGATGGAGCTGTGCAGCCGCTCGGCCTTGCTGCCGGCGAGCGCGGGAGACCTCTGAACTGGATCGCGGAGGCCGCAGGCATGGCGGGCGCGCCGAGTGGGCCCTTTGCCTTCGAGGGCGGCCTGCGGGCGCTGACGCCGCTTTCGCCGGTTCATCTTGTTGCTGAGAGGCGCCGGGAAGGCGTGCTTGTGCGGTGGAAACGGCGCGGGCGGGTGGAGGCCGATGGTTGGGATGCGAGCGAAATTCCACTGGACGAACCTTCCGAATCCTACCGCATCGAGGTGCTTGACGGAGCAACTGTCCGGCGGGTGGCGGAAGTTTCAGAACCGCTCTGGCTCTACGCCACTGCCGCCGAACTCACAGATTTCCCGGCATTGCGGGATCACATTTCCGTGCGTGTCCGCCAGCTTGGCCGCGCGGTGCCCTGGGGCATGGCGGCGCAGGCCGTCCTGCCGACCTGACATGTGCCTGAAAAACAACGAAAAGGACAAGATTATGGACAGTACCAAAGCATGGTATCAATCCCGCACCATCTGGGGCGCGCTGGTCGCGGTTTTCGCACCGCTCTTCGGCATCGCCGGACTGCATCTGCCAGCGGGGCTGGAAGGCGAGCTTGCCGACGGACTGGTGACGGTCGCAGGCGGAATTGGCGGGCTGATCGCCCTTTACGGCCGGCTTTCGGCAACCAGAACCATCCGCTGA